TCATTTGCTCTCTGCGTTCGCAAATGAGTTATCCCAAACGATTTGGACTCGTCGATAATCCGGGGGAAGGGGGGACTTGGGGAATATACAACTCCTCACAATAGCCGGGGCTATTGTTCGTCGATAATCGTTGAGTGGAATTGAGATTCTGAAGGGTGAGGGGCAGTTTGGGCCGGTAAAGAGAACATCCTGTATGTGAATACACTTCACCCCGGCTTGCCCCCTTGGTCCCGGCGAGACCTGCTACGTGGTATCCAAAATCAGGAGGAGGCTGTCAAGTTTTGGAAACAGGACAAAATACCATCTGGAGATCATAAACCGGGAATATGTTCTATACGCCATAGCGTAAATGGGAAGATGTTTCGCTCCAGCGTAAAAATGCAGGAGATCTTCCCTAATTTCATGGCTGGGGCGGTAGGATTCGAACCTACGAATGACCGGATCAAAGCCGGATGCCTTACCACTTGGCGACGCCCCAAGATTCATACCTTGGTTGTGGATACTGGGTTCGAACCAGTGACCTGACGATTATCGGTCGTCTGCTCTACCAACTGAGCTAATCCACAACAAAAGTATGGTGGAAGTGGAAGGAGTCGAACCTTCGAAGGGTTTCCCCGGAGGATTTACAATCCCCAGCCTTTGACCACTTGGATACACTTCCTTGGTCGGCGTGGCAGGATTTGAACCTGCGATCTCCCGGACCCAAACCGGACGACTTACCAGACTAGCCTACACGCCGTAGACGGTTGTGAGATGTATGGAGAGGGACTCTTTCGGCATCTGCAACTCACCATACAGGTGAGCACAACCACTCACCCGATCAGATAATCGGTTGGGGTTGATAAATGATATGTTGAGTCAGTTTTTTCATGGTTTCCAGATAGCCCACCAGAAGCAGGCTATCAAGAAGTTTCTTCAGGTTTTTTCACCCGGCCCAAAGTCAAAGGTCTGTTCCTTTGGCAGTGAGGCACCGTGTGGGTTGGCGACTGAGCCGTCTTCATAGAAGATGTCCAAACCAAGACACACAGCAAGAGAGTGTTCAGCCGTGGCCCCCGGAGAACGCTGCCAGCCCCGGAGCATGTAGATTGCATCGGCTTCGGTACAGATCCATTCACAGTCCAGACGCATACACTGGCGATAGGCTTCCTGTCCCGAGAGTTTCCCTTCCTGAACCAAACGGCTCATGGGAGACGTGATGGGGTTGAAAACCTCGAACTGACGGGCTTCCCAGATGGAGGCGGCCTTCATGAATTCGGGTTTGTTGTGGTCGATGATCCCACTCATGGGGCCAGCAATGTATATTTTACGTTTTGTCATGGAGTTTCCTTTGGTTTTTACCGAAAAAGACAAGTCGGACTATAACAACCCTAAAACCTAATTCAAAAGAAAAGGCCCGCTTGCGCGGGCCAATCCATGTTTTGACAAAGGAGATGACCCCTTATGCCACAGAAACGAAACCAGTTTCAATCAAATCCAGATCGGACCCCACCCATGGGAGGGAGGTTGCCGGATTCAACTGCCAGTCAGTGATGTTGTACTGAAGCGAGAAGTCCACCGGAATGACAGGACCATCATAATCCACCGTCGAGAGACGAATGGTGTGTTGGATCCCAGTCGGAGAGTTCTGACCACGAGTCGTCGAGGAGATGGCAACGAGGTTCGAGATATTCGATGCACCAGTGTAAGGCGTGAGCGTCACAGTCTGGCGTTGGCCACCTGCGATGGTCGTCATACCAGTCGTGGTATCATCGTCAGCCAGAACAGCCAAAGAACCAAGCCATTGCTCATATGCCCCGGCTGCCGTCGGACGGAGCAGATCGAGACGAGCATTCCGGGTATCACCGTCAGCAACGAGGATTTCCGAAACAGGCATGTTCGAGTCCGCATCACCAAACCCGTGACCAATGGAGAAACGCGACGGGGGCGTCAGAGCATTGGGGTTTGAGTTCAAAGTCAGGTCAATGGCCAACGAGCTGTTCACGTACACCTGCAAGGTGATCCCCAACGCATTGATCGAATGGTGGATGTCAATACTGTTCACCTTGGTATTGGTGAATGGGATATTTCCCGTCATATCAACGTTTGTCGAACCATCATAGAGATACGCCCGGATGTTGTGGGAGTATGTCGAGTTGGCTTTGCGAACCCGAAACAGGAGATTTCCCGAAGGATCATAAGCCTGACACAGAGTTGGGGTGGCGCCGTAATCCGAGTCCTGCGGATACAGACGGAAGTGAATCCATGTGTCATCGGTCGTCGAAGGAGGGAACGACGGCGAGTTCAGGATTTCGTGTTTTTCGAGCATCAGGGCATAGGGAACCCGGTTGTCATCAAAGGTATTGGCCTGAGATGTTGCACGAGCCGTTGGCCAGTGGGCAAGGTTGTTGGAGGCAAACAGAATATTGGGCATGTCATGTTCCTTTGGTTTAGCTGTCTTTCCAGAGCGTTAGATGAATATCGTCCACATATCCATCGCTGTTGTTCCCGCTATATAGAGCAAAGTTCAACTTCAGTCGAATAGTACGGGTCAACGGGAGAATTGCCACTGGATCAGCAAAGGACGGCTCCCATACTTGGTGTTGAGTTCCATGTTTGGAAAGAGCGTGCAATGTTTGCAAACCAAGAGAAACACCCCCAGCATCCAAACATTCAAAGGTCAAACCAAAATGGTCGATTCGGGCGTAAGAGGCACATTGCCAATATGCTCCAAGAAATGAATTTCCATTATCCACATCAGTCAAAACCCCAGCAGGTAGGGCAATATCCTGATATGCGATAGTGGAGGCTTCTTGCCAACCACCCATAAAATACTGAGATCCTTGGATTGGGGTAGGGGAGTTGGTCCGAATTGTTAGATTCCCAACTTCATTTGTCCAATGAGTCGTACCCAACTCGGCATCCCCATTCAGAATAGGAAGATCCTGAACATAGGTAGGCTGCCAAACTGTATAAACTTCATGTTCTTGAACATCTTGACGGTTCGGAGCATTCAAGCCAGTCAAAGCTGCCATGTATGAGGTGTCAGCTAGAACACGTTGATCACTCCCCAACCCAGTGATGGCATTGACCATCAAGGTTTCATTGTCGAGACGACCTTCAACCCAAAGACCAGTACCAGCATAAATCACTCCAGTTGTGACATCGAAACGATCTTCGTGCCACATTCCGGAAACGATTCCGATCTCATCCCGCATCATGTTCTGTTGGAGTTCTTGGTTCAGACCAGTAACCCCAAAATATACATGTTCTTCGTTGATGATCGGTTCGACTCGTTCAGCCGTGATTCCATTGGAAACACCAATTGCAACCCCCAGAGGGTTTACGGCTGTAACTTCACAGGTCAACTCATGAGCATCAAAAGCCAGAGTGGTTGTCAGCGTGGTTCCAGTTTCACCCGGAATATCCACTCCATCTGAACGCCATTGATAGAAGAGGTCTGGTTTTGGCGAAGCATCAATCACACCTGGGTTACAGGTCAAGACCGATGGGATCTTGAATGAACCAGAGATTGAAGGCTGCACCAGAAATGTTGGAGCATACCGAACAACTTGCACCGCTGCATCAGGTCCGAGGATGGAAGGGTACGCTTTGGTTCCCTCCAAAATACTTGGATTGATGTGAACCGTGTCAATTGAACGGATCTTCCAAACATCTTGTGTGTTTGTGATAGGCATGGAAGATCCTTTCGCTTACAGAGCGCCTTCGACGTAGAAAGTCGCATCAGCCGTGGCAATGATCCGGATGTCTGGCATGTTTGCACGAGGCAGGCGAACCAGATTCGAGTCATTCACGGTATAAGATGCTTCAGTCGGAGTGAACCACGCACCAGTTTCATCTTTCACCTGAAACTGGATGTCACCACCCTTGACCACACAGGTCACATTCAGATCGACAGCGTGTGGGCCTTTGGCGTAAGCGATGACATCTTCGCCACCGTTATCGCTGTTGTGCGACGCATCGTACCAGACGGGCGTGCAATTATAATTGGTTGTGCAGAGTTGAGGCATTTGCTTTCCAGTCTTGTTTCAGTTTATAGGACGGTCATATGACGCATTACCATGAAAACGGAGCTTCGAGCAATGCTTACACTTCAAGAGGTCCAAGAGACGCTACCGGCTGGCCAGAAGGGTCACATCACTCAGGATATGGTGACTCAGCTCAATGCTTTGTCTAAGGATCCTGAAGAAGCCCGGAATATTCGTGAAAACTTCATCACCTTCGCACAGGTTTTGCAAGAAGGTCGTTTCAAACTGGGGGATTACGTCCGGGCCGTCATGTACGTCTCGCACAAGGTTATGGGGAAATCCAATCTGGAATCCTACAAGCAGACCTTCCCGGAACGGTATCAACAAATGGTGGCTGATGGTCGTCAACCGAAAGATATTGCGTCTTACGTGGCGGCCTACAACAAAGGGAAACTGGTCAACTTGGTTTACGAGCGGGCCATGATTCCGACGTGGGTTCTCAATCAGGACATGTTCCAATCAGCTCTGAATACTCAATACGAGATCATGAACGACGTGAACGAATCTGGGAAAACTCGTGTTGAAGCTGCCAACTCGATTCTGACCCACCTGAAGAAACCAGAAAACAACAAAGCTGAACTGAGCATCGAAGTGAAGATGAACGACGGTATGGCTGCTCTGGAACAACGTTTGTCTGAGATGGCAGAGGTTCAACAGAAAACCATCGAAGGTTCTGCGATGACTGCTCAAGAAGTTGCAGCTCTGCCGCTGAATGTTCCTGAAGCGGAGATTGTGGATGAGTAAGTTCTTCGGCAATAAGACCGTTGACGACTATCTCAATGAGGTGGATTTCGATTGGTTGAATTCGGGGGGATACGTCCCCTCGAAATTTGCCTTGGAATTTATGAACTTCATCAAGCTGGTCAATGATGGTCGGGGGGAAGACAATAAAACACCAGTTATGCACTTGGCAATGTTGGATAAATTGTGCTCCCCGAAGAAAAAGGTCACAAACCTCTGTGCTCGTGGTACGGCGAAAACCACCCTGTTCATGGAGTATTTGACGCTGTATCTGGCCATGTTCAACAAACTTCCGGGGTTCGGTTCTGTCCCCGGAATGTTGTATGTTTCGGACTCTATGGACAACGGTGTGAAATCGGCTCGTGAGTCGATCAAATCTCGTTACTACTCCTCGGAGTTTCTTCAACATTGGATTCCAGAAGAGAATGTTCGGTTCACGGAAAACTACATGGAGTTCCGGAACAAGAATGGTGGTCGGTTTGGCGTCAAGATGTTTGGTGCGAAATCCGGTATCCGTGGTACGAAGATATTCAACCGTCGTCCTGTCCTTGCGGTCATGGATGACTTGATCTCTGATGCGGACTCCAAATCTCCGACGGCGATGGAAGCAATCAACGATACGGTTTACTCCGGTGTTCAGTATGCGTTGGATCCAACCCGTCACAAGATGATCCTGAATGGGACTCCCTTTAACAAAGAGGACATCGTGTATCAGGCGATTGAATCTGGTGCATGGGAAGTCAACGTTTGGCCTGTTTGTAAAGAGTTTCCTTGTGAAAAGCATGAGTTTTCAGGAGCTTGGGAAGACCGATTCACCTATGAGTACGTCAAGGAAATGTGGGATTCTGCTGTTATGGAGGGGAAAGAGAAATCCTTCCGACAGGAGCTTATGCTTCGGATTACATCTGATGAGTCTCGTTTGGTTCAAGACAAAGACATTGGCTGGTACTCCCGAAAAGACGTTCTCGACGAAAAAGGGAAATACAACTTCTACATCACCACTGACTTTGCCACCTCTTCGAAACAGACTGCGGACTATTCAGTTCTCGCAGTTTGGGCCTATGACAAAGATGGCAACTGGCATTGGGTTGATGGTGTGTGCGCTCGACAGACAATGGACACTTCGATCAATGATTTGTTCCGCTTGGTTGATGAGTACAAACCGCAAGGTGTTGGGGTGGAAATCACCGGCCAACAAGGCGGTTTTATTCAATGGATTCAACGGGAAATGGAATATCGGGATACCTTCTTCAACCTGTCCCAACAGAACGGAAAACCGGGAATCCGACCCACCACCGATAAACTGAGTAGATTTAACCTCGTGGTTCCTCTATTTAAGGCGGGAAAGATCAGGTTCCCCTTCGAGATGAAAGAAACTCAAGTTCTGGGCTTGTTCATGGAACAAATCTCCTTGGCAACCAAGGATGGGATCAAAGGCAAGGATGACTGTCTCGACACTATCTCGATGCTTCAGTTCATCAGCGCATGGAAACCCAACCCGGATGACAAGGTTCAGGACAAAGAAACCGCTGCGGGAGATCCAATGTGGGGCTTTGAACCAGAGGATGAGTTCCAAACCGAAATGGACAGCTACATCGTATAAGGATCCGGACCATGATTTTGACCTTTGAAAACTTTCTTCTCAAGCTGGCTCGTGGCCAGTTGAAGAATACGGCAGCCTCGGATGATTCCGAGTCGGGGGTAATTGAACCGCAATATGTTGATCAGCTCTTGGATCTGACCAATCAAGGACTTGTGGACATCACCACCCGGAAGAAACTCTATGAAGGTACGGTTGCTCTGACCTTTGTGGATGGTCAAAATCTGTATCCTCTCGATACAACTGCTGGCGCAGATTACGAAAATTTTGTGCGTGTGTTGGAAGTTGTCACATCCGATGAGCGCAAACACACGCCAAAGACGAATGCTCACATCACCCAACCGAACCCCGAAGCTCTGCGTTTTTCCAGCAAATTCATGGACTTCTACAAACCCGCAGTTGATGTTCGTTTTCAGACGACTCACCCTGCGATTGCAGAAGACGGCGAAATGAATTTGCCCTCGCACCTGTATGAAGCTCTGGTACTTTACGTCTCAGGGCTGTATCTGGCGCACATGGGTGGGGAAGAACACAAGAAAACCGGAGACTCCTACTACGGGCTTTATCTGAAGATGATGACAGACGATACAATCGAAAACCTGTCCGGCACTTCTGAAGTCACTGACGAGGATACCCGATTCCAAGATAGGGGCTTCGTATGAACCAGTTTTTTGAAGATTTCGAACTCTTCATCGTCATCACACTCACGCTTTTGGCGAAGTGGTTGATGTCTGAGGAGCCTGTGGCTGAAGGAGAGACTCCAGCCCAGCGTAGTACGCGCCGGAAACGGACTTATGGTGGCATGATCGCTGGTGTGATCTGCGGCTATTATGGTCCGGAACTTCTGATCCAGTGGTCCCTGACTCCGGATTCGTTTTTTGAGGGTATCTTTACTCAAGAGATGATCATCCCTATGACAATCATCCTCGTCATCTCAGGAGAACACATCTTCCGTGCGCTCATCACGAAACTTCCATCTTGGATCGAGATGTTCGTCGAGAAGAGGATCTCCAAATGACCAAACCAAACCAAACGGTTAATTACTTTCTCGTCGGACACCGAATTCACTTCAACTGGCCTCTTCTGATCCTGTTGGCGTGGATGAGCCTGATTGCCTACGGGGCAATCTTCAATGAGCGGGAAGTTGTATGTCCCGCTCCATACACCCACCAAGGAGAAAGCGAATGAGCTTTTCTGTCCGAGACTATCAAGGCCGAGTCAACGGCATCTTCAACCGGCCTGTACTGGTTGTTGATGGTATGAGCGGTCCCAACACTCGTAAAGGCATTGCCGATGCAATGGCCAAAGTTGGTGTTCGTCGGAAGCAAGATCTGTTTGACCGTGGTGTTCGTGGTGTTGTCTGGCACTGGACTGCTGGTGCCAATGGCGTGATCGAGTTGGAGCGGAATGCTTACAACTTCGTTCACGATACCGAAGGCAACACGTATGACGGAAACTCCACTGTTGCTGAACAGGTCATGTATGACTGGCGTCGTGGCATTGGTGCTTCCCATACCAAATCCATGAACACTGGTTGGATTGGCCAATCTGTTGATGCGATGGCTGGTGCCAAACAAACCAACCCTATCACTTGGGGTTCTCATCCGATCACTTGGGAAGGCATTGATGCAATGCTCGAACAAACTGCTGATCTGCATGATGAGTATGGTTTTCCAATCTCACAATGGACCACTCTTACCCATGCTGAAGTTCAACCCACTCTGGGCGTGAAACAGCGTTGGAAATGGGATTATGTGGTTCTTCCCGGTGATACGGTTTCCCGTGATCCGGTTGAGGTTGGCAACATCCTGCGTGAGCGTCTCAAGGAGAAATTCCTGTGAAACAGCTCCAACTATATGCCCTTCTTGGGCTTCTGGCCTTCTCGGTAGTTTCCGGGGGGGCCACCATTCTTTTGTGGAAACGAAATGCTGCATTGTCAAATGAGCTGGAAAACGTCCAGATTGCTCGTGACAAAGCTGAAGCAAACCTAATGCTTGTGGCAGATCAACTCTCAGAAGAACGACTCACCCGGCAGGCTGCTGAAAATGCCTTGCTCAGTATTCGGGAGGTTCCAGATGTCGATTACAACACGCCTTTGCCAGATAGCATTCGTGGGGTTCTGTCTGACTTTCATAACCGCGTGCAGCAATAAGACCGTCAACCTTCTTGGTTCAGAGGGAATTCCCGACTCTGAGTTCCAAGGGGAAGAGGTTGTTTATGCTGATGGATCTTCGGTCGGAAACTTGACTGAAGCCTACGTGCAGAATACAGAAAGCCTTATTATCGTGAACGGACGGTTGAAAGTTCTTTGCGAAGCCAATGAAATCGAAGACTGTGGTCCTCAGTAAAGGAAGCTGCCCGTGGAACAACCAAATCAACACATTGACCAATCTTCGAACCGGAATGAGATGTCTGGTGAAATGGGCGTAGATCCCAACAACATCAGTTCTGATGGTCCCAAGCCTTTGACCAACTGGAAAAAGGAACCTACCCTTGCAGATCTTCGAGCTGATCTCGAATTTGCACGGCAAGAGACCAATGATCAGGCTGCTAATGTGGATGGTTGGTTGGATCTCCGGAATGCTACGGGTGCTGAGGCTCCCAAGAAAGCAAAACCCGGTCGTTCGTCTGTTCAGCCCAAACTGGTTCGTAAACACAATGAATGGCGTTATCCGGCACTGAGTGAACCTTTCCTGAATACGGATCGTATGTTCACCGTCATGCCTCGTACCCACGAAGATGAACCCAAAGCCAAACAGAACCAAACAATTCTGAACTGGCAGTTCGATACCAAGATCAACAAAGTTGATTTCATCGACCGGTATGTTCGTACCGCAGTGGATGAAGGTTCTGTTGTTGTTCGTGTTGGTTGGGAACGCGAGTATATGACTCGTGAAGTCGAGAAGACCAATTACGATTACTATCCTGTGGCCGATCCACAGAAAATGCAGTTTATTCAACAAGCTATCCAGATGCGTCAAGCTGAGACCCCTGATTGGGAATCTCTGCCTGAATCTCTGAAAGCGTCGGCTGAACAGTCGATGGAACTTCAGATGATCGTGGAAGCTGTGGCCAATGGTGTGACCAAGGCTGTTGAAGAAGTGATGGTCAAAAACTGTCCGTCTCTTCGTATCGTCAACATCAAGAACCTGTTTGTGGATCCCTCTTGTGATGGCGAGTGGGAAAACGCCCAGTTCATGATTTACACGTATGAAGCAGCTCCTTCCGATCTGAAGAAAAAGAAGGGTCACTTCAAAAACCTCGACAAAGTGAACTGGGAACAGGCCAAAATTCAGGCTCAACACGGAAACCCTGATCACGAATCCACAACCCCAAATACTGACAGCCGGAACATGTCTGATAAACAGAAGGTTCTGGTTTATGAATATTGGGGTGTGGCCGATGTCCATGATAAAGGCGTCATGGTTCCAATTGTTGTGACTTGGGTTGGTGATACCATCATCCAGATGACCGAAAACCCATTTCCTGATGATCAGGCTCCGTTCGTCATTGTTCCATACATGCCGATCCTGAAGTCTGTGTTTGGTGAAGCTGATGCCTCGTTGCTTCAGGATAACCAACGGATCATTGGTGCTGTGACTCGTGGTATGATTGACCTGATGGGTCGTTCTGCGAATGCTCAGTCTGGTTATGCCAAGGGTTTCTTGGATCCAGTGAACAAACGTCGTTTCACCTCCGGGGAAGACTTTGAATTCAACCCGAATGGTGATCCTCGTGCTTCGATCCAACAGATGACCTACCCAGAAATTCCTCGCTCTGCACATGAAACCATCATGTCCCAGAACCAAGAAGCAGAAGCCCTAACCGGGGTAAAATCCTTCGCTGGTGGTATCTCTGGTGATGCGTATGGTTCAGTGGCAACTGGTATCCGGGGTGCTCTGGACTCTGCTGCAACTCGTGAGATGTCGATCCTTCGTCGTCTGGCCAAAGGGATGCAGAAGATTGGTGAAAAGATGATCGCCATGAACGCTAAGTTCTTGGATGAAAAAGAGATTGTTCGTGTCACCAACTCTGAATTCATTGAGATTTCTCGTGATGAATTGATGGGCAACTTCGATCTGAAAGTTGATATTTCGACTGCTTCGGTGGATGAACAGAAAGCCAATGATCTGGGGATGATTCTTCAGACTGTTGGTCCTGATATGGATCCGATGCTTCGTCAGATTGTTCTGGGTGAGATTGCCGATCTGAAACGTATGCCTCATCTGGCAGAACGTATTCGTTCGTATCAGCCTCAACCTGATCCGATCCAACAGCAAATGGCTGAACTGGAACTGGCTGAAAAACAAGCTGATGTCGATCTGGCTGCTGCTCGTGCAGAACAAGCTCGTGCTCAAGCTGCGAAACTGCTTCAGGAAACTGATGACGTTGCATCCGGCATGAAGCATGAACGTGAGATCGAGAAACAAGGTGCTCAGGCACGGGGCAACCGTGATCTGGAAGTCACCAAAGCAATCCTCAAAGGGGAAACTCCCCCGGCGATGATTGAAGCTGGTGTTGGGTATAATGCCCTGACGGAAGCCAAGGATGAACGGGAAACTGCACCGAAACTGGGTTCAGGTTTTTCAGATCCTTCCATGGTTCCGCCACAATTCTCTGGACAACAGCTTCCAATGGGGCCATTGAGCACCCAGTGAAACTAAAGGCACCCTGAATGGTTCGGGGTGCCTGTCCAAAGAAGGATATACAAATGGATCTTTACAACGCTTCCACTGTCGTCGAGGACGAAGAACCTATGGTGCTGTCTCTCGAAGAATATGAAGACGCCAAGAAGTCCCTTGAGACAATCATCGTTCGTGCTGATGCTGCTCTGCGTCTGTCCAAGAACGAAGACTTCAAACAGTTGGTCATGCAGGGATACCTGTCTGACGAGCCAAAGCGTCTTGCGGATCTGATGGCATCTGGCCGTCTGGTTCAACAGTCCATGGAAAACTGCACCCGTGAACTCGACGCCATTGGCAAATTCCGGAACTTCATGCGTGAGATGACTTCTCAGGGTGAGATGGCTCGTACCGAGCTGGCCTCTCTGGAAGAAGCCCGCGAAGAAGCCATTCTGGCAGAAGAAGCAGCTCAGGCCGAATAAGCCTGAGTTCACCCCTCTGAAAAACTGATTGAAGGAATACAGCTATGGCTGAACAACAAACCGAACTTGATTTCGACAATATGTCGGATGAAGATTTTCTGAAGGTTTCAGAACAGGATGCTTTGGCAGCAATTGCCTCCCAAACTCCCAACCCTGAAAACGAGGAAGATCCCAATGCAGAACTCACCCCGGAAACCGACCCCAATGAAACTGGCGAAAACGTGGACGGCAATCAGCCACCTGCTGACGCTGGCGAGCTTGGCGATGCCGGGGATGGTGGCGATGCCAATGCCGCTGAAAACGGGGAAGAAAACCCGGATGGGAATCCGAACCCCGGTGAAGGTGGCGAAGTTGACCCACTCGCAGAAGCAGGTGAAGCCGCTGCCGAAAGTGACAAACCCAAGGAAGGTGAGCAACCCGAAGCAGACCCCAAAGAAAAAGGGAAGGCTGCCCCTGATTCCAAAAAACCCACCGGACAACTTCCCGAAGGTGTGACACTGGAACAGGCAACCACTGCTCTCGATTTCTTCACCAAGATCACTGCTCCGTTCAAAGCTGATGGCAAAGATTTCACCGTCCGTACTCCGGAAGATGCAATTCGCCTGATGCAGCAAGGTGTGAACTATTCTCGCCGGATGCACGATCTGAAGCCTATGAAGGCAATGAGCCGGATGCTTCAGGACCATGGTTTGAACGACCAAGCGAAGCTGAGTTTCCTTATCGACGTGTCGAAAGGTGACAAAACTGCCATTACTAAGTTGTTGAAAGACAACAACTTGGATCCAATGGACCTTGATATCTCCGGGGAAACCGGCTATCAGGCCAAAAGTTACGCTGGAAACCCGAAGGACAATGCCTTCCGAGATGCGTTGGATACCACTGTTGCCACCCCTGATGGACAGGCTCTGGTAGGTGAGATTCACCAAACTTGGGATGAAGCGTCCAAGGCTCGTCTTCGTGAAGACCCAAGTATCTTGGGCAACCTCATGGAACTTCGCCAATCCGGGCATTACGGCAAAATTGTTGATGAACTCGAATATCAACGGGGACTGGGATATCTTACTCATGTTCCGTTTCTGCAAGCCTTCGACCAAGTTGGTCAAGCGATGCGGAACGCTGGTGTTCTTGATCCTCAACCGCAACCCGCACCGGGGGCTAATCCTATGGGTCAATTGCCTAGCAACACCCAACCGCAGGGTCAGCCAGTGGCGTCGGGGGCAAGGAAGGCTCCGCCAGCGAAGAAGGCACAGCCCAATCCACATCTTTCTTCGACACCTCCCTCCAGTCAGACGAACCAACCATCCGGTGAACCTGATTATGGAAAAATGTCGGATGAGGACTTCCTGAAGATGCCTCCTCCTCAATAAGTCACTGAGACAAATGCGATGAAAGGATACAGCAATGGCTCAAATTTATAACTCCCCCACTGTCAACGTGGCTGGCAACCAGTCCAGCGTTGGTCCGCAGTTCAACACTCACTACTGGGATCGCAAGTCCCTGATCGACGCTGCTGAAGAGATGTATTTCTCGCCGCTGGCTGATGCCAAGTCGATGCCGAAACATTTCGGTAAAGAGCTGAAAGTGTTCTACTACGTTCCGCTGCTCGACGACCTGAACGTCAACGACCAAGGTATCGACGCGACTGGTGCAACCATCGTGGACGGCAACCTGTACGGTTCCAGCCGTGACGTTGGTAACGTTGTTGGCAAGATGCCGACCCTGACTGAGAACGGTGGCCGTGTGAACCGCGTTGGCTTCACCCGTCTCGAACGTTCGGGCGAGATCTCGGAATATGGCTTCTTCACTGAATGGACCGAAGATTCCATGACCTTCGATACCGACTCGGAACTGTACGGCCACATGAGCCGTGAGCTTCTGCGTGGTGCGAACGAGATCACGGAAGATCTGTTGCAGGCTGACCTGTTGGCTTCTGCCGACGTGAAAGTCTTCACTGGTGCTGCTACCTCGCTGGCCACGATGACTGGCGAAGCTGCATCTGCTGCTGATGACTCGCTCATCACGCTGGCGGATCTGAAGCGTATGTCGATCACCCTCGACGACAACCGCACTCCGAAGAAAACGACCATCATCAAAGGTTCCAAAATGACGGATACCAAGGTGATCTCGGCTTCCCGGATTGCGTACATTGGTTCGGAACTTCAGATCTATCTGACCGAACTGGTGGACGGCAACGGCAACCCTGCCTACGTGCCGGTTGAGAAGTACGCTGACGCTGCGACCATCATGAACGGTGAAATCGGTGCCATCCCTGCTGCCAACCTCCGTCTGGTTGTTGTTCCGCAGATGATGCACTGGGCTGCTGCCGGTGCTGATGCAACCGGTGCGAACCGTGGCTACCAAGTTTCGGACGACGGCGGTACTGACAAGTACGACGTTGCTCCTCTGCTGGTTGTCGGTGATGAATCCTTCGCTACCATCGGCCTGCAAGGCATGGGTGGCAAAGGCAAGTCGAAGTTCCGCATCATCGTGAAGAAGCCCGGTGAAGCAATCGCCAACCTTGCTGACCCGTTCGGCAAAATCGGCTTCAGCTCGATCAAGTTCTACTACGGCTTCATCAAGCTGCGTGGTGAACGTATCGCGGTGGCCTACTCGGTTATCCCGGTCTAAGGACCAAACCAAGCGAAAGGAAAGGGGGGCTTCGGCCTCCCTTTTCATTTGTACTATTTGCTTTAGGTTTTAGGCCATGTTAAGTGGCTGGCACCTATAGGTAATCAATCAAAGGAAATCCCAATGGATCTTGCAAACCTCAACCCCACCGAATTGAAGGAACTCACCGCAAAGTCTGAAGACAAAGACGCTCTGCGTGAGATCGCTTCACATGTTGGTGCGACTTTCTCCGGCAACACTGGCGTTGCGACGCTAAAGGAGAAAATCAACGAAATCGTTGATATTCAGATTGAAGCTGAAAAAGCTGAAACTGACCCTGAGCCGGAAGAAAATGCACCTCTGGACCCTGTTGCTGCTGCTCTGGCCGCTCAGAATCAAGTCTCCGATGAAGACAAAGACGACGATGTTCACGTCAAACAGGTCAAGCCGAAATACTCTGTTGCTGAGATGATGGAGATGGATGCTGCTCAGGTCAAAGACCC